GTTTCCAGAGGAAGCCAAGCGGAATCTCCGAAGCAGTTGCTTCTTTCTTGAATCAGTTCGAAGGCCGCTGCAGATGCCCCTAAGTGCACCCACTCCCTGCCGATATCCGGGATGCGCCGCGGTGGTAACGGTGCCCGGGTTCTGCGAGGCTCACAGGTCCTTGATTCATCGCGATTACGGGCGTGCGCGGCGTGGGTTCGATGCGGAGGCGGGCTTCTACCAATCACGCCAGTGGCGCTCGGTGAGGGCGGCCTTCCTGCGCGAACACCCCTTGTGCAGCGCTTGTGGTGCCAAGGGGCAGTTGGTTGCGGCCCGGGTCGTGGACCACGTACAGCCAATCAAGGACGGCGGCGCGCGGTTTGATGTGAGCAACCTGCAGTCGCTGTGCGTGTCCTGTCACAACCGCAAGACCGCCCGCGAGTCAGCAGGGCGGTCAGTAGCCCCCCAGGGGGGGTGAATCTCTAGGGATGGCGAGCCACGATGCGTGCGCCTGCCCAAATTTTTCCGCGTGCAAATTGAAAAACTTTTTTTGGACAACCCAATGCCAGAAATGACCGCTGAACAGGCTTACATGGCAGACTTGGCCGAGATCGAGAGGCTAGATGCATCGTCATGGATCTCGGCGGGACCGGAAGACATGTCCCCGGCCCAGCCGGAGGATCTGCATGCAATGACCCTATCCGAGCTTTCGCAGCTTGTAGTCCAAGCCGAAGAGTTGGAGCCACATGGCCGGCCGTAAACCTTTGCCTGTGGCGGTCAAGAAGATCAAGGGCACGCTTCAGAAATGCCGAACCAACCCGCATGAGCCGCGCCCAGGCGGGCAGTTGGGTGAGCCACCTGAGTACATGTCCGATATCGCTAAGGAGGCCTGGATCTATGCGGTGGAGAACGCGCCGCCGGGTTTGTTGTCATCGCTTGACGCATCCGTGTTGGAGCGCTGGGCCAACTGCGCTGGGCTTTACCGTGAGGCGTTGGGCAAAATCAATCGATCGGGTGTGGCCGGCATGATCATCAAAACCCCAAGCGGCATCTTGCGTCGCTCGCCGCTCATGGATGTAATCCGAGATCTGGCTCAGGAGATGAAGGGCTACGAGACGGAGATGGGGTTCACCCCCGCATCGCGCTCGCGGGTTCAGGTGCCGCAGGATTTGGTCGACAAGAACGATCCCTGGGCTGAAATCGCTGGCTGAAGATCAGATTGATGACTGATTGATCCGCAGCATCAGTGTCATGGGATGTACGGGCGATGCCTTAAAACCGTAGTACTCGTAAAACTGGCGGGCACGATCGTTGAGTGCATGCACAAGCATGGCTCGCACACCTGTGTTTTGCGATACCAGAACACAGCGCTGTAGCGCATCCTGAAGCAAGGCTGCCCCCAGTTTCATTCCTTGCGCTCGGGCATCGATAGCCAACCGGGCCAGGACCATCACTGGAACTGGATCGGGCATGTTTTGACGAATGGACCGGGCAGCATCTTGGTGCGCGACGGCACCTGCAGCCAAAGCGTAGTAGCCCATGACCTCACGCTCTGGGGTTGTGACGACGAACGTGCGGCTGGCACCACTGGCCTGGTTGCCCAGAGCGCGACGTTTGAGCCACTCGTCGAGCGTGGATTCGCCGCAGGCGAATGAGCTGACTTGGTGATCCGGTGACAACGACTCCGGGGCACGCAAGTTCATGCGCCAACTTTCCAGGGGGCCTTGACCGCCAGCAAGCGTTCCAGCCCTGGGTTGGGTTGTACCGGCGCATCCAGCATGGCCGTGAACTCCCGGAACTTGGCGTCATCCAGGCTGAAGAACACCTGGTCAAGCAGCACCGACTGAGCCTTGTCGCAGGCGGCTTCCAGCATGAAGTCAGACCGGTTTTTCCCAAGCAGGTGCGCGGCCTGGTCGATCAGGTCGCGCTGTTGAGGCAGGGCTCGCAAATTGATGGCGGCGTCACGCATGGCATCTCCAAACGAATACACAACAGATACACGAATCCTAGCTGGATGTGTAGCTGATGTCAATACATGATTGAAATCACCCTTGCATGAGTGCCAAGAACCAAACGGCCAAGATCGCCAGGCAGTACGCCGAGCAGGTGGTGGCTGGTGAAATCCTGAGCTGCCGCTGGGTGCAGTTGGCATGCCAGAGGCAGCTCAACGATTTAGCCCGTTTCAAGGGCAAAGGCAGTCCGTACCGCTTTAACCCAAAGCTGGTGGACCGCGATGGGCGCAGCTTCTGCCCGGCCGACAACCTCTGCGCCTTCATTGAGCGGCTGCCGCACGTGAAGGGGCCTCTGGCTGGCGAGTCGATCACTTTGGAGCCGTGGCAGATATTCATTCTGTCGACGGTTTTTGGCTGGGTGAAGAGCGACGGCAAGCGGCGATATCGGCGCTCGTACATCGAGGTGCCGCGCGGCAACGCCAAATCAACGCTGTCCTCGGCCGTGGCGCTGTACATGCTGGCAGCCGACGGCGAGGGAGGTGCCGAGGTGTACTCCTTGGCTACGACCCGAGATCAGGCGCGCATCGTCTTCGGTGACGCCCAGACGATGGCTAGGCGCAGCGCCGGATTTCGAAGCCGCTTCGCTGTGAACGTTGGAGCGCACAACATGCATGTGTTGGCGTCGGGTTCAAAGTTTGAAGCCTTGTCGGCTGAAGGCTCGACGCTGGATGGCCTGAACATCCACTTTGGTTGTGTCGATGAACTTCACGCGCACAAAACGCGCACCGTCTACGACGTGGTCGAGACCGGAACCGGCAAGCGGGACAACTCGTTGCTGTGGGTGATCACTACAGCCGGAAGTAACCGGGCTGGCATTTGCTATGAGGCTCGAACCTTCGTGACGAAGCTGCTCAACGGTGTGTTTGAAGACGATACCCAGTTCGGGATCGTGTACGGGCTTGATGACGGGGACGACTGGACCACGGAGAACGCCCTGGTCAAAGCCAACCCCAACTGGGGCATATCGGTCCGGCCCGAGATCTTGGGACCTTTGCAGGCCAAGGCTATGCAACTGCCCAGTGCGGTCAATAACTTCAAGACGAAGCACCTCAACGAATGGGTCAACGCTGATACGGCCTGGATGGACATGCGGGCCTGGGATGCCTGCGGCGACTCGTCCCTGGATATCGAGGCTTTTACGGGGCAGCCGTGTTGGGTGGGCCTGGACCTGGCCAGCAAGACCGACATCGCGGCGCTGATGCTGATGTTTCAGCACCCCGAGATCTCAGACGCCTACGTGGTGTTTGGAAAGTATTACCTGCCCGAGGACACGGTCCAGGCAGCGGGCAATAGCCAGTACCCCGGCTGGATGCGGACGGGGCGCCTGACCGTGACGCCGGGCAACGTGATCGATTTTGGCTGGATCGAGGCCGACCTGCTGGACCTGGTCTCGCGCTTTGCCGTCCAGGCAGTGGCCTTCGATCCCTTTCAGGCCACCCAGTTGTCGACACGCATGCTGGCCGAGGGGCTACCCATGATCGAAGTGCGGCCCACGGTACTGAATTTCAGCGAACCTATGAAAACGCTCGAAGCCCTGGTGCTGCAAAGAAAGCTGGTCCACGACGGCGACCCTGTGCTCACGTGGATGGCCAGCAACGTGGTCGCCCACCTGGACGCCAAAGACAACATCTATCCGCGCAAGGAGCGAGCAGAAAACAAGATCGACGGCATCGTTGCACTGATCATGGCCCTCTCACGGGCGATCAAACCGGGAGACTCGGTGGTGCTGGGATCCGATTACGAGCTGATGCTGCTCTGATGGCCAAGACTGGTTATGGGAATCCTGAGCTTCTTTGACCGATTTAAAGCCTCCAGCAGTGACCGGTCCGCGTGGGGAGACTTTTTCTTCGAGCCGGTGTCTGTGCGCAGTGTCTCGGGCATGCGCGTCTCGCCTGACTCGGCCATGCGCTTGGCGGCTGTCTATGCCTGCGTTCGGATCCTGTCGGAAACCATGGCGTCGCTGCCATTGGTGGTGTACCGGGCAAGAGCGGACGGCGGGAAGGACCGCGTCACCGACCATTGGCTCTACCGGGTGCTGGGCAAGAAGCCCAACCGGTATCAAAACCCTTTTGAGTGGCGCGAGATGCTGCAGGGCCACTTGGCCCTCAGGGGCAATGCCTTTTGCCAGATCCTGACCAACGGCCGGGGCGAAGTCACAGAGCTGATCCCTATCCACCCCGATCGAGTGCGCTTGGAGCTACTTGCGCAAGGGGACTATCGCTACCGGATCCAAAACGCCGCAGGCCAGGAGATGGTTCTGCGCCGGGGCGAGGTCTGGCACCTGCGCGGCTTGTCTTCGGACGGGCTGTTGGGCCTGAGCCCGATAGAGCTGTCCCGCGAAAGCCTGGGCATGGCCTTGGCCGCGCAGGAGTATGGCGCCCGCTTCTTTTCCAACGACGCCAAGCCCACGGGTGGCTGGATTGAGTTTCCGGGCAATTTCAAGGACTCCGAGGCCAAGCGGGTGTTCCGAGAGTCTTACCAGGCGGCCCAGTCCGGTGCCAACCGGGGCAAGGTGCTGGTGCTCGAGAACGGGATGAAGTTCCACGAGGTAGGTGTCACGAACAAGGACGCTCAGTTCCTGGAATTGCGCAAGTTCCAGATCACGGACATTGCCCGCCTGTTCCGGGTGCCGCCGCACATGATCGCCGACCTGGACCGAGCTACCTTTTCAAATATCGAGCAGCAGAGTCTGGAGTTCGTCATGCACACCATGACGCCTTGGGCTGAGCGGTGGGAGGCATCCATTGAGGCCGATCTGATGCTCGACGGTGATGAGCTGGAAGTCGAGTTCGACTTCGCCAACTTGATGCGGGGCGATGCTGCCAGCCGCTCGGCGTATTACCAAAGCGGAATCCAAAACGGCTGGCTCACCCGAAACGAGGCGCGCGTCGCCGAGAACCTCAATCCGATCAAAGGCTTGGACCAGCCTCTTCGACCCTTGAATATGGTCGAAGAGGCAGCCGCTGAGGAGCAAGAGATCTACAACCAGGAGCCTGAATCGGCTGACACCGATGGCACTGCCACGCCCGATGAGGGATTGAGCCTGAGGCTGCGCAGCCTGGTCCAGTCCAATGCGCAGCGGCTGGCCCGACGCATCGGCAGGAAAGGGGTTCTTGGCCCCAACGAGATCGATCTCATCGCCCAGAGCTTCGGATTGACACCGTCAGTCGTCGCCGTCTGGGCCGCCAATTTTGAAACACCATCCGATGAGCAGGCGCTGGCGCGTGCGCTCGTCCAACTTGGGATGCACGAATGAACAAGCAACTGCTGATTTCTGAATTTCTGACCACGCCTTGGGCCTTGATGCCGGAACGGCTTCAAGCCATGACGGCCGTCCTCACCCGCTGGTCCTCAGACGAACCGCCAAAGGAAGAGACGCTGTTCCAGGTCAACACAGACCGGGTAATGCGCGACACGCGCAAGCAGTTTGCGGCCTCCAGTGCCGGTGCCGGTATCGCGGTGCTCCCCCTGTATGGGGTGATTACGCAGCGAGGCAATATGGTCGATGACATTTCGGGGCCCGGAAGCACCAGCACCCAGAAATTCACGTCGGCCTTGCGCCAAGTGCTGGCCGATGACACCGTGGCCCAAATCCTGATCGACATCGACAGCCCGGGCGGCAGCGTCTACGGCGTCAGCGAGCTGGCTGCCGAGATCATGAAAGCCCGAACTCAAAAGCCGGTTGTTGCCGTAGCCAACAGCCTGGCAGCGTCAGCCGCCTATTGGATCGGTTGCGCCGCCGGAGAGTTTTACGTGACCCCGGGCGGCGAGGTCGGCTCCATTGGCGTGTGGCAAGCGCACTTTGACTATTCCAAGGCCCTCGAGGGCGATGGGGTCAAGCCGACCCTGATCTCGGCTGGCAAGTTCAAGGTTGAAGGCAACCCCTACGTACCACTGGATCTTGAAGCGCTGTCGTTCATGCAGTCGCGCGTTGACGACTACTACAACGCCTTTGCTAAGGCAGTGGCCAAGGGCCGAGGCTTGACGGTCAATGACGTACGCGAGGGCATGGGGGAGGGCAGGGTGCTGGGAGCGGATGCCGCATTGGCCGCCAAGATGGTCGATGGCGTTGCCACATTCGACGAGGTGCTGGCCAAGATCCAAAAGACGGCTCGCTCCGCCCAGCCCGTGGGCGCCTCCCGGCTCAAGCAGGCCCGTGCAGCCCTCGCGCTGATCTGACGCTTTCGACCGAGATTTCCACTTGAATTTCTGCAGTTCTCCGTCGAGGGCTGCTGATCCATTGCGACCCGTTGGTCGCGCCTCAATCGCCGCTCTGCGCTTTTTGCCTGAGCGGCATTCTTATTTCTGGAGCAACACCAATGAGCAAACAACTGCGCGAGCTGCAAGCTCGCAAAGCCGCCCTGGTCAAGGACGCCCGCACCTTGACCGATATCGCCGCAGCCGAGGCGCGTGACATGACCGAGGAGGAACTGACCGCCTTTGACGCACTCAAGGCCAGGATCGAAGCCGCTTCGGCAGGCATTGACCGCGAGGCTTCCCTGGTCGCTGAAGAGGCCCACATGGCCAGAGTGGCCCAGGTTGGCGTATCCCACGCGAACAGCGCCTCCGTCATTTCGGTCACCGACAACATCGAGTCTGACCCCAAGCATGGTTTCAAGAGCGTTGGCGACTTCCTCAAAACGGTTCGTCACGCGCAAAACCCCGGTAGCTCAATTGATGAGCGACTGTTGATTGGCTCTGGCCGCGGCGCTGTGGCGCCCGCATCGTTTGGCAGCGAAGGCTCTGCCCAGGACGGAGGCTTCCTGGTGCCCCCGCAGTTCGCCCAAGAGATCTTTCAACTGTCCCTGGGCGAGGACTCCCTATTACCGCTCACCGATAACGTGGAGATAACCGGCAACACCATGGCGTTTCCGAAGGACGAAACGACGCCCTGGGGAACCAATGGCATCCGGGCTTACTGGCAGGGCGAAGCGGCAGCAGCCGTGGGCACCAAGCCAGTGCTAGGTCTATCGACCCTGCGCCTGAAAAAGCTCATGGCGCTGGTGCCTGTGACCGATGAGTTGCTGGATGACTCCAACGCGTTGTCGACCTATCTGCCCGACAAGATCGCAACGTCCATTCGGTGGAAGACCAACGAGTCGATCCTGTTTGGCTCAGGCACTGGCTTGCCGGTGGGGTGCATGAGCGCTGCCACCACGGTGACTGTGGCCAAGGAGTCGGGGCAGGCGACGCAGACGCTCTTGGCCCAGAACCTGGCCAAGATGATCTCGCGTTTGCCCCCCGGCTCGTTTGCCAAGGCGGTGTGGATCGTCAACAACGACGTGTTGCCAGCGCTCTTCACCCTGACGCTGGGCAACTACCCGATCTACCTGCCTACCGGCATCAATGTGGGTGGCATTCAGGTCTCTCCCTACGGCACCTTGCTGGGCCGGCCCGTCTTTGTGTCCCAGCACGCCAACACCTTCTCCGCAGCCGGCGACGTGCTGCTGGCGGACTTGTCGTACTACCAGACCATCACCAAGGCCGGCGGCATGCAGACGGCCACCTCCATGCACCTGTACTTTGATGCGGACCTCACGGCGTTTCGCACCACGTTCCGCATGGACGGCCAATCCAAGATCGCGGCGCCCATCTCGCCTGCCAAGGGCACTACGAGCCTGTCGCCCTTTGTTCAACTGGGCGCGCGCTGAACGCCCTAACACTCAAGGAGAACACACATGTTTCCCAATGCAAAGGGCAGCGAATTGCTGGCCATCTTGGCCACGCTGGATCCGTCCAGTCAGGCTGCAGGCACCGCAACCACCGGATGGATTTCTCTGGCGATGCACAACGGCCTGCTGGCCGTCATCCAAACCGGAGTACTCGGTACGGGTGCGACGGTAGACGCCAAGGTCCAGCAGGCGCTGGACGCCGTGGGCACGGGTGCCAAGGACATCGCCGGCAAGGCGATTTCTCAGATCACCAAAGCCACCGGCGACAACAAGCAGGCGCTCATCAACGTCAAGCCAGAGGACCTGGACACGGTCGCCGGCTTTGGCTTCGTGCGTCTTGCGGTGACGGTGGGGGGCGCGGCGAGTCTGACGGCGGCGCAGGTGCTGGGTGTGAGCCCTCGAATGCTGCCTGCAGACCCCGGCAACCAGGCCGCTGTGGCCCAAATCGTCTAAGGCATGCCGCTCCAACTCGTCACACCCCCCTCAGAGGAGCCGGTATCGCTTGCCGAGGCCAAACTCCACCTGCGGGTGGATGTTGACGATGACGATGCGCTGATCGGTGCGCTCATCACGGCAGCCCGGCAGGCGGCTGAGACCCAGACCGGCCGGCAGTTGACGACTGCCCGCTGGAAACTGGTGCTCGACGCCTTTCCCGGGCCTTCGCTGATGGGCGTACCTGCCGGCGCATCGTTCAGCCTTCCCGCACACGCCGTCCTCCTCGCCAAATGCCCCGTCCAGTCGGTCGTAGCCATCCATTACCTGGACATGAATGGCGACCCTCAGGCGGTGCCTTCGAGTGATTACGTGCTGGATGCAGCGTGCGAGCCGGCGCGCGTCACCCCAGTCTTCGGGAAAACATGGCCAGCAACCTTGCCGCAAATCGGTGCCGTTGGCGTCATCTTTGATGCTGGCTATGGCACTGCCAGTGCCGTGCCTGAGGGGCTCAAGAGCTGGATCAAGCTGCGTGTGGGCAGTCTCTACGGGCACCGGGAAGAGGTTGCGACGCTCACGCGTGGGCGTATTGACGCTTTAACTTTTGTGGACAGTCTGCTTGACGGATATCGGGTGAGTTTTGTATGAGTGCGATCGGTGCGGGACAACTCAATCACCGGGTCCGGATTCAGCGACCCATTGTCAGCAAGGACATGCTGGGGGCCCCGACGCAAGGCTGGGCTGATATGGGGACAGTCTGGGCTGACATCCAGCCTATTTCGGGGCGGGAAGCCCGCATCGCCGATCGAGTCGCAGCAGAGCTTACCCACCAGATCACAGTGCGTTTCCAAGATGCGTTCAGCGCCCCCAAGGCGGTTGCCCAGCTGAGAGTTTTATACCGGAGTCGAGTGTTTGCGATTCACGCCGCACTCAATGAGGATGAGGCCAATGTCGTGGTGACGTTATTGGCCAGCGAAGGCTTGCGCGATGGCTAGGGCCGAAACAGTCCGCATTGAAGGCTTGGCTGAACTGAACCGGGCGCTTCGTGAGCTGCCCCAGCGCATTGCGAATCGGGGCCTGCGAACGGCGGTCTATGCCGGCGCCAAGGTCATCAGAGATGAGGCACGGCATCGGGCGCCGAAGGCTGCGCAGTCGCTGGGCATCAAGCAACCGCCTGCCGGAACGCTCAAGCGATCGGTCATCATGAAGCACATCCGGGAGCTATCCGGTGGGGGGCGACAGACGTTTTACGTGTTGGTCCGCCAGGGCAAGAAGTACCGCAATCAAGGCAAGCGCGGGAACCTCTCGCAAGACGCCTGGTACTGGCGCTTTGTGGAATTCGGCACACGCAAGATGGCTGCCAGACCCTTCCTGCGGCCGGCACTCGAGTCCCGGCGCCGTGAGGCCGTCGAGGCGATCAAGGGTCGTTTGGCACAGCGCATCGAGATCGAAGTCAAGGCTTTGAAGGGTCGGTAGCGATGCAGGACTTTTATGACGCGATCAAGCACTTGGCTGGCGGAGAGGTGTACGCCGTGGTGGCGCCACAGACCGCGCAGTACCCGTCGCTAGTCTACACCCCGGTAGATCAGACGCACGTTGTCGCGATTGATGGTCCGGGTGCCCTGAAGCGCTCGCGCGTGCAGGTCGACGCCTATGCCCGAACCCTTGAGGTCTGCGACCAGTTGCAGGACCAGGTGTTGGCGGCCTTGATGGCCGACATCCACACCATTGCCGATGTACGCATGAGCCTGACCGACTTTGACCAGGACGCCCAGGTTTACCGGGTGTCCGTGGACTTCACCTACTACCGCTAAGCGGTTCATTTCTTTTTTGTTGGAGGCTTTCTATGCCGAGTACTGCCATCACTGCGCAGGGGATCATCATTGCGCGCTTCGGCGCCACCGCGTTTGAAACTATCCCGAACGTGGTCTCGTTCCAAGGGCCAGGAGGCCAAGCGTCGGTCATCGACGTCACCAACCTCGCATCGACCGCCAAAGAAAAGCGGGTGGGCCTTCGCGATGAGGGCCAGCTGAGCTTGAGCTTGCATTTCAATCCGGATGACACGGTCCACCAGGGACTGCGCACCGACCGCGGAAATCGCACCCGGCGTCAGTTCAGGATCACCTTCACCGATACGGCCCCGGCTGCGACCTGGACGTTCTACGGCTATGTGACCCAGTTCAGCGTTCAAGGTGGCGTGGATGCCGTGGTTGAGGCCAGCGTCACGATCGAGATTGACGGCGACATCACGGAGGCATGACGCGTATGAACATCCTTTCCAAAGAAGCGATCCTAGCGGCCGACGATCTTCCGCGCGAAACCGTCCATGTTTCCGAATGGGGCGGGGACGTCTACGTTCGGACCATGAGCGGTACCGACCGTGATGCCTTTGAGGCGAGCCTCATTGGCCGAGAGGGCTCCAAAGAGGGGCGGATGGAGAACGTACGTGCCCGACTCGTAGCTCTTACGCTCTGCGACGAAAGCGGCCTCCGCCTTTTCGGGGATGGCGAAATCGCAGCCTTGGGTCGCAAGAGCGCTCGCGCCCTTGACCGGGTGTTCGCCGTCGCACAGCGGCTCAACGGCATCGGCACGGAGCAGGCAGACGTCGCAAAAAAAGCCTGAGGGCCAACCCCACCCGACGTTTCATCTTTCGCCTGGCACTTGCGCTGGGTATGCCGGTGCGCGAGCTGCTGACCCGCATGGGTTCGGACGAAATCACGGAGTGGATGGCCTTCTACCAAATTGAGCCCTTTGGCGATATGCGTGCCGATGTGAGAAGTGGCGTGATCGCGTCGACCTTAGCCAACGCCAATCGCGCGAAGAACTCCAAGCCCTTCACGCCAGAGGATTTCATGCCATTCGTGGACCGACCGCCGCTCAAGGATGAATCAAAGGTGAATGTCGCCCGCTTCAAGGCCATGTTCGCGCACCGGGTGAAAAAAAATGGCTGACATTGGCTCTCTTGTTGTCAAGCTCGCCGCAGAGACGTCGGAATTTCAGGCCGATCTTGGTCGCAGTGCGCGGGTGCTCGACAAGCACGCCAGCGAGATGAAGGCTTCGCTCCAGCAGGTCGCCAGTGTTGCCAAGACGGCGTTTGCCGTCGTGATTGGCGGTGCCTCGGTCGCTGCGCTTCGCGACTTCGTGACGCACACGCTTGAGGCCTCTGCCGCGCTGCAGGGACTGTCCGAGCAGACAGGTGCCAGTGCGGCGGCCCTGTCTGGCTTTGCGCCGGTGGCGACCATTTCGGGCACAGCCATGGAGGCCATTGGTGCCAGCTTGGCCAAGTTGTCGAAAGGACTGGCCGGGGTTGATGATGAGACGGCCGGGGCGACCAAGGCTCTCCAATTTCTGGGCATCCGGGCCAAGGACGCTGGCGGCAACCTGCGTGATCCGGCGGAGGTGATGAACGATGTCGCGCTCAAGCTCGCCGAGTTTGAGGACGGCGCGGGTAAGACCGCCATCGCTATGGAACTCTTTGGGAAGTCCGGTGCAACGATGCTCCCGTTCCTCAAAGACCTGGCTGAAAACCAAGACCTCAATATCCGGCTGACCGCCAAGCAGATTGAGGAGGCTGACAACGCATCCAAGGCCATGGGGCGTATGCGCGCTGAATCGAACTTCGTGGCGCAGACCCTGGTCACCTCCGCCATCCCATCCATGTCGGTGCTGTACCAGGAACTCAAGAACGTAGTTTTGGGTACGGACAACGCGGTAGACGGTGTCCGGCGCCTGCGCTCGGATGGCACGCTCACCAACTGGGCTGAAAAGACGGCCTACGCCATCGCCGTGGTCATCGATGCCCTGCGCGGTATCGGTAGCACGGTCAGGGCGGTGATCGGCAGTTTCCAGGCGGTCTGGGCCGATATCGAGCTGGCAGGGACCTTCTTGGCGGGCGGTGAGGGCATGAATCCGTTCTCGGAGGAGAACCGGGCGCGGCTCAAGGCAGCTCTCGATAAGCGAAACGCCGTTGTCGCACAGGCCAACCAGAACTATGTTGATCTGTGGGACATGCCCTTGTTGGCTGACGCGGTCACCAAGCGATTTGAGGACATCCGAAAAGGCACCGACGCTGCCAACACCGCCACAGAAGCCGCGGCGCCGCGTAAACGCCTGAACTACAACACGGCCTCTGACAAGTTGACGGCCAATGCCATGGCCGGCATCGACAGTGACATCAAGCGGCTGCAAGGCTTGGTCGATGTCGAAAGTGGCATCCTCAAAGACCGCCAACGCATCATTGACCTCTACGAAAGCCAGGGGTACCTGAGCTTCAAGGAGGCGAGCGACGCAAGGCTGGCTGCCCAGGAGGACTTTACCGACAAGCTGCGGGCCCTGTCGGCCGATGAAGAGTCGATCCTGCGCCACGGTCTTGATACGGTGGCCAAGACTGTGCAGGACAGACTCAAGCTTCAGGACAAGCTGAGCGAGATCATCCTCAAGCGCCAGAAACTCGAGCGTGACGCCCAGCAGTCCAATCTGGAACGCCAGATTCGCCTGCCCGGTGAATCGCTCAAGGACCTGCAAGAGCAAGCCGCGCGGGGCCAAAACGAACTTCGAGCGGTCGAAGAGCAGATCAAGACGCTTCGGGAGTCTGGTGCGATCAGCGAACTCGACTCGCTACGTCGCCTGGCCAGTGCCCGCCAGGAAAGCGCAACCCAACTGGCCACACTGGCGCAGCAGGCCCGCGAACTGGCGCAGGCAGCGCCTGGCAACGAGAAGCTCGCCGACGCCCTGCGAAAGATTGAGGACTCCGCGCGCCAAGCCGCAGACGGTGCCTCGCTTTTGACGCAGCGCGCCAAGGAACTGTCCGACCCCGAGGCGGGATTTGCCAAGGCCCTGCGTACCGTGGCTGAGGAAGCTGAGCAGGTGGGCAAGCAAATGGAGTCGGCGACGACCCGGGCTTTTAACGGCATGACTGATGCGCTCACGAGTTTTGTCATGAGCGGCAAGCTGGACTTTCGCTCCCTGGCCAATTCCATCATTTCGGACATGATCCGCATTCAGATTCAGCAAAGCATCACGCGGCCATTGGCCGGCTGGCTCGGCTCGCTCATCGGTTCTGCATTTGGTGGCACTGGAGGCGCGACGGTCGGTGCTCCCGCCTCCCAGGTGGTGCCCATCACGATGACGGCGGCCAACGGCGGAATCATGAGCAACATGGGACCGCTTGCCCTCAATCAGTACGCCAACGGAGGCATCGCTACCGGACCGCAACTGGCGCTGTTTGGCGAGGGCCGAATGAATGAGGCCTATGTGCCATTGCCGGACGGCCGCAGCATCCCGGTCACGATGTCTGGCGGCGGCGGTGGTGACGTGTTCAACATCTCGGTGAGCGTGTCGGACGCCGGAGCCGCTGCCAGCGGCGATGACGCAGGTGGCCGCGACCTTGGCAAAGCGATCGCCAGCGCGGTACGCCAAGAGATGCTCGCGCAAAAGCGTGCGGGTGGCCTGTTGGATGCGCGAAGGGCCTTGTAAATGGCAACCTTCACTTGGACACCGTCGGTCGGTGCCAGCGTCGCCCTGCGTCCCAATGTGCGCCGCGTGGCGTTTGGCGACGGCTACGAGCAGCGGCTTGCCTTTGGCCTCAACACCAAGCCCGAGGTCTGGACGTTGGAGTTTCGCGGCCGCACGAGCTTGGATGCGGCCGCCATCGATAACTTTCTGCGTGCCCGTGGTGCCGTCCAGGCCTTTGACTGGGTATCACCGGCAGGAACCTCTGGCAAGTTCACGTGCGAGGAATGGAGCCGGTCGGTGGACGAGCCCAACGTCGAGACGGTGCGCGCAACCTTCAAGCAAGTGTTTGATCTGTCATGACGCAGCCGTCCACCTCTTTGGCGATCACGTCTGAGATCCAGAAGCTCGCGCCCAGCGCCGTGATCGAGTTATTCGTGCTGGACCTTTCCCTGTTCGGGCAGGGTCCGGTGCGCTTTCATGCGGGCACCAACGCGCTGATGCAGCGGGTTGTCTGGCAGGGCAATGCCTATGAGGCCTTTCCGATCCAGGTGGAGGGATTTGAGCTGAATGGTGGAGGTCAGGTGCCGCGGCCACGCCTGCGTGTGGCCAACGTCACCGGCTCGATCACGGCCCTGATGCTGAGCTATCAGGACCTCATCGGCGCCAAAATCACCCGCAAGCGCACCTTAGCCAAGTACCTGGACGCCGTGAACTTCCCAGGCGCAGTGAACCCGAGCGCCGACCGGTCCGCCGAATTCGCGGACGACATTTACTACGTCGACCGCAAGTCCCGCGAAACCCGGGATGTCGTCGAATTCGAGTTGGCTGCCTCGTTCGATCTGGAAGGCGTTTCCCTGCCGCGTCGGCAGATCGTCCAGAACGTCTGCCCCTGGAGATATCGCGGCAGTGAGTGTGGCTACACCGGCTCCGCGTACTTCGATGCAAACGATCAGGCGGTGGGCGGGAGTGGCCAGGACGTCTGCGGCAAGCGGCTGTCGTCTTGCCAGGCGCGCTTTGGACAACACGCCGAGCTCTCATTCGGGGGCTTTCCGGCTGCGGGTCTGATCCGCTGATGCTCGCCGAGAACAAGGCGCTGGCGCTGGAGCACGCCCGCGCGGAGTACCCGCGCGAGGCTTGTGGACTGCTCGTGATCCGCAAGGGCCGCGAGGTCTACGCCCGCTGCCGAAACATCGGCGTGGGGACCGACCAGTTCGTGATTCACCCCGAGGACTACGCAGCGGCCGACAGGGAAGGCGAGATTGTGGGGGTGGTACACAGCCACCCAGGGACGTCGCCCGAGCCCAGCCAGGCCGACCGTGTCGCCTGTGGAGCCAGTGGTCTGCCGTGGCACATCGTGGGGATCCCCAGCGAGGACTGGGTCCGCATTGAGCCGACCGGCTTTGTTGCGCCCCTGGTCGGTCGGGAATGGTCCCATGGCGTTCTGGACTGTTATTCGCTGGTGCGGGACTGGTTCCGCAGCGAGCGCGGCGTGCTTCTTCCCAACTTTGCCCGGTTCGATGACTGGTGGAAGCGGGGCGAAAACCTCTACCTGGACAACTTTTCGCGGGTCGGCTTTGAGGTCGTCAACTTCGCTGACCTGCGCAATCTGCTGCCGGGCGACTGCTTCCTGATGCAGGTGGCATCGCCCGTTCCCAACCATGCCGCCGTGTACCTCGGCGACGGTCTGATCCTGCATCACTTGCAGGGCCGGCTGTCCAGCCGGGATGTCTACGGCGGCTACTGGCAAAAAGTCACAACCCACGTTCTTCGGTATGGTCACGGTCATTCTTCTAGGTGAACTCGCCAAGCGATTCGGTCGCCGGCACCGCTTGGCCATTGCTTCGGCTGCGGAGGCGGTACGCGCGCTGTGCGCCAACTTTCCCTCCTTTGAGCGCGAACTGGTCGCATCTGGCGAGCGCGGTGTCGGCTATCGCGTACTGGCTGGGCGAGACGCACTCTCGCTTGACCAATTGCATGAGCCGACCGGTCAGCAGCGCATCACCATTGCGCCGGTCGTCTCCGGGGCCGGCAGCAATGGCCTGGGTCAAATCCTGCTGGGCGTGGCGCTGATCGCCGTCGCCTGGTGGAACCCGATGGGTTGGGCCGCTGCCGGATCGTTTCTTTCGCAGACCACCCTGTATTCGATCGGCACTTCGATGGTGCTGGGTGGCGTTGCCCAGATGATCGCGCCCACGCCCAAGGCGCCTGATCCGTCCGAGCGGCCCGAAAACAAGCCCAGCTACAGCTTCAACGGGGCGGTGAACACCACCGCCCAAGGGCATCCGGTGCCAGTGGGGTATGGCCGTCTGATCGTGGGTTCAGCCGTGATCAGCGCGGGGATCGACGTGGACGAGGTGACCCTTTGAATAACCTGATGAGCGACCTGATCATCGGCGCCGGAGGTGGCAAGGGCGGAGGCGGCAGTGCCCGTGTCGCCCAAGAGGCACCCGACAGCCTGCGCTCGAAGGCCTTTGCCCGCGTCATGGACCTCATCTCGGAGGGCGAGATCGAGGGCTTGGCGGACGGACTCAAGTCGGTGTATCTGGATGACACGCCCATTGAAAACGAGGACGGCTCATACAACTTCACGGGTGTAACGCTGGAGTCGCGGCCGGGTACCCAGCAGCAGAGCTATGTGCCCGGCTTTTCCTCAGTCGAGAACGAAATCGCCGTGGGCGTCGAGGTCAAGGCGAGTAACCCTGTGGTCCGCTCAGTGACAGACCCAGACATTGACGCGGTTCGGGTGAAGGTGAGCGTGCCCCAACTGACCAACCAGGACACCACCAATGGCGACCTCAACGGCAGTTCGGTCAATTTTGCGATTGACCTTCAGGTCAACGGTGGCGGCTTCGTGGAGGTGGTCAACGACACGATTTCCGGTAAAACCACGACCAAGTACCAGCGCGGCTATTACGTCCGCCTGACGGGCATTGGCCCCTGGGAAATCCGTGTGCGCCGCATCACGGCCGATTCGACCTCATCGGCAATCCAGAACAAGACCTATCTGGAGTCCTACACCGAGGTCATCGAGAGCAAGCTGAGGTATCCCAACAGCGCCCTGGTGGCGCTGCGGGTCGATGCCTCGCAGTTCTCCTCCATCCCACGCCGCAGCTACGACATGAAGCTGCTGCGCGTGAGGGTGCCGGCGAACTACGACGTGGCCGCTCGGGCCTACAGCGGGGTCTGGGACGGCACCTTCAAGATCGCCTGGACGGATAACCCGGCCTGGTGTTTCTATGACCTGGTCACGAGCACCCGTTATGGGCTGGGCAGCTATATCCCGGAGGCACAGGTTGATAAGTGGGCCCTGTATCGAGTGGCTCAGTATTGCGATCAACTCGTTCCCGACGGACTGGGCAGGCTCGAGCCGCGCTTTACCTGCAACCTGTACCTCCAGACACGGGAGCAGGCCTACAAGGTCGTTCAGGACATAGCCTCGATTTTCCGGGGCATGGTGTATTGGTCGGGTGGGGCCATCACGGTCACGCAAGACGCGCCGGTGGACCCGGTTTACCAATTCGCCCCTGGCAACGTGATCGATGGTGAGTTCGCCTACCAAGGCTCGTCGGCCAAGGCCCGGCACACGGTAGCCCTGGTGACCTGGAACGATCCGCAGGACTTCTATCGGCAAAAGGTCGAGTACGTCGAGGACGCAGCCGGTATCGTTCGGTACGGCATCGTGCAAGCCGAGGTGGTCGCTCTGGGATGCACCTCCCGAGGCCAGGCTCACCGCGTGGGCAAGTGGCTTTTGTACTCCGAGCAGTCCGAGTCAGAAATTGTCACTTTCCGCACTGGTCTGGAAGGGGCCGTGGTGCGCCCGGGCGATGTCATCAAGGTGGCGGACCCGGTGCGTGGAGGGATGCGACTGGGGGGCCGGATTGCCGCGGCAACCTCCAGCACCGTGACGCTGGACCAAGATCTGCCTGCGGATCTGCCGTGGCGGCTCTCGGTGATTCTGCCCAATGGCACTGTTGAAGAGCGACTGGTCGGGCCGATTTCAGGCCGAACCTTGACGGTGACGATCCCGTTCAGCTTGATCCCGCAGACGGATGCGATCTGGGTGTTGGCATCCTCAATCATCGAGACCCAACTTTTCCGGGTGGTCGCTGTCGCCGAGCGTGATCCGGGTGAGCATGAAGTCACGGCGCTGGCTCATAACCCGAGCAAGTACGCCGCAATCGAGGAGGGTCTGGCGCTCCAGCCACGATCGATCACGGTCCTCTCGGACGTGCCGGCGACACCCACCGGACTTGCCGTGCAAGAGAGCCTTTACCGGGTCAAGGACCAGGCGCAGGTTCTGGTGCAAGTGTCCTGGTCGGAGGTGCAAGCTGCGATCGCGTATCGGCTGTCGTACCGGGTCAGGGGCGGCAACTTCGTGAGCCTGCCGCTGACCAGTGCCAACTACGCCGAAATCCGTGACGCGCAGGAAGGCGAGTACGAGTTCAGCCTGCGGGCCATTGGCATCACGCGCAAGGAAAGCGTGCCGGCGACCTTCAACGCTACGGTGCTGGGGAAAACGCTTCCGCCGTCCGACGTCACGGGCTTTCTGGTCCAGCGCCGGATGTCGGACCTGCTCCTTCAGTGGGACGAGCTTCTGGACGCCGATCTCTCAGGCTACGAGGTGCGGGTGGGGCCTGGTTGGGACAACGCCCAGTTGGTGGCCAAGACCGCGGCGACCCAGATGGTCCACGACCAGAGCGCTGCCGGGCAGTACCCGTATCACATACGCGGGATCGATACCTCCGGGAACTACAGCGCCCATGTGACGACTTTCGTGCTGACCTTGCTCGCACCTTCGACCGTGCGCCAGTTCGATGTCGTGCAGTCAGCCAATCGGCTGGAGTTTCGCTGGCAGCCCAACCCCGAGCCTGAGGTGGTGGGTTATGAGTTGCGCGAGGGCGCGGCTTGGGATGCGTCGCTCTTCGTGGCCGAGGTCAAGTCGACGAGTTACACGCTGCCCTCGGGCTTTGATGGCGAGCGCAGGTTCTGGATCAAGGCGATTGCCTCACCGGGCATATACAGCGACACGCCGACCTTTGTGTCGACCGTCGTGGCGCAGCCGCAGAACGCCAACCTGATCCTGGAGCGGGACGAGCAGGCCTTGGGTTTTCCGGGGACCAAGCATTTCGCATCGGTGGTCGCGGTCAATGGCCGCAACGTCCTACGCATGAGTACAGGGGCCCAAACGGCCGAGTACCTCTTCGAGCTTGATCTGGTGTCGCCAATCCGGGCGCAGAACACCTTGCTCAACAGTCTGGGCGCCTCGGTCGACGACCGAACGACCTGGCTGGAGGCGAATTTTCCGTGGAGCGGTGACGCCGCCCGGCGCCAGTGGGCCTATGACGGAGCGGTCGCCAATGTGGATGCCAGGTTTCAAATTGCCCGCGAGGACACGCTGCAAGCAGGAGAGATCTACGGCTGGCGCCTGAACGGTTCAACGGCTGGATTGGGCAGCGCAGTATCCAGCCAAGCGGCAGGTATCGCCTATGCGGCCGGCCGCTATGGTGATGGTCTGATGGTCAAGGACACCACCCGTGTGGCTTGGACGGTAAGCGTTCCATCGGTGTTTCACACCTCCTTTTGGTTCATCCCCGTCGAGGTCACAACCTGCGTGATCTGGACCGCGTCAGGCCCTTCTGGATTGCTCTTGGTGGGCTACGACGCAGCCACATCCGCCTTCTTTCTGGAGGACCACCTGGCCAGGCGCGTGAGCGTTCCCTTTGGGATGACGGCCACCGATCGCGTCTGCATCGGGGTGTGCCAGACCGCTTCTGAGCGGCGGCTTTTTGCCGGTCGCATGGGCGGTGACATCCAGGCTGCAAGCGCGGGGTTTGCTCCCGTTGGAATTCTTTCGACCTTGCGTCTGTACTAGACCGCGTCGTTCCCAAACCCAACCCCAACCGTGGCGCTGTTCTCGCAAGAGGCAGCGCCATTTCTCCATTTCTCCATTTCTCCTTTTCATTTAGCGAGGACTTTTCATGATCGACGAATCCATGCAGCTTCAGGGCGCCATGACCCTCATCCTTCGCCGCGCGAGTGGCGAGGTCGAGACGGTCCACAAGGACAACATCATCGTCAACGTCGGCTTTGACTTCATCGCCGATGCCATTGGTAAGTCGGTAAGCCGTCCCGCAGTGATGGGTTTCATCGCACTGGGCACCGGCAGTACGGCGGCTGCGGCCACTCAGTCGGCCCTGGTGACGGAAATCGACCGCAATGCCGCTACCTATGCGCACACGGCGGGCACCAAGACTTTTACGTTCACCGCGGACTTCTTGGCTGGAGACAGCACGGGCGCCCTCACCGAGGCGGGCGTGTTCAATGCCGCGACGGCCGGAATCATGCTCGATCGAGTGGTTTTTCCGGTGGTCAACAAGGGGGCTGATGACAGCCTGACCGCAGTCTTTACCTTCACGATGAGCTGATTGTCATGCCCGATACAGTGACAGTCGCCGAAACCCCAGGAGCGAGGTACACATGGGCGTCGGCGAGCTTTACGTGGTCGAGCGCCAGTGCCGGGAAGAACTGGACCACTGCCTATCCCGCTGTCTACAACGTAGCCGTTGCCGTGACTCTCGCGGTGGTCGAGGCGTCGGGACGACAGTGGACCAAGCGGTCCAGCGAGGCGATGGGCTTCGCTGAGAGGATGGCCAAGCAGTTGACCCTGCGCGAGTCCGAGGCAGTTGGGTTTGGAGAGACCTATTCAGACCTCATCGCCTTTGTGCTTCGATGGGTGGAATCAATGGCTTTTGCGGAGGGCGTCGGAAAAGCCAATCGCAAGGAGGTTCGGGAGGCCTTCCTAGCATCCGATTACCTCACTCGCCTCCTGACGAAAAACTCCTCGGAGAGCCTGGCTTGGGGTGACGTGCTTCGTCAGAGCAATACCAAGCGCCTGGCAGAAAGCCTGCTGATTTCGGAGACCCCACAACGCGGTGTGACCAAGAACGCCTACGAAGCATTTGGACTGGGTGACGACTTGGACCGGCTGATGACTAAGCGCATCTCAGAAGCCGTAGCGTTTGCCGAGACCTACACCGATCTGATCGCCTTCATTTTGCGCATCAGTGAAAGTCTGAGTGTCAGCGATCTGGGCGCAAAGCAGGTCCGAAAGCCGGTCGCTGAGGCGTTTGGCATCGCGGACAAAGCGGCCCGGCAATCCATCAAGCGGGTGGCTGAAGCCTTGGCCATCGCGGAAGTACTGGGCAGATCGGTGGCCTACCGCCGCAACCTGACCGAGGGCTTCGCAATGTCGGACGCCCTGCGAAGGGCAATGAACCTGAAAGTGCGTGAGGCTCTGGCGCTGGCCGAGCAATACCGCCGGCATGCCAACGGCGTGATCAGCGACATGCTCGTCGCCAGCACCGAAATCACCCAGCAAGACTTTGCCGCCATCGTCGAAGCTGGCCACCCGCCGGGTTACACCGACTTTCGGGATTTCATCCAGGGCGACTACACCTACAGGCGCGCGCTGTTTCGAGCCATCTTGAACTCGCGCAACTCTGATCGCGGCTTCATTGACGCATTGCGGGTGACAGTCGATGTGCCTGACATCTTTGACCGGGGCACTGCCCAGATCACCGATGCCGCTGCGGGTGCCGCAATCTATTTTTCCCGCAACTTTCGTGTCCCGCCCGAGGTGACCACGACCCACAAGGGTGGCACGACAGTCGCCATCCCTCGGCTGCTGGGTGCAGTCACCACTTCCGGCTTTATCGCCGTCCTCGAAAACAGTTCCGGCACGAGATTGACCGGCTCCTTCACTTGGATTGCACAGGGGTACTAGATGCAAAGCTTCACCGACATTCCATCGTCCAGAACGCTCTCGGATTCGTTGATTGAGATCCTGAACAACGACAAGACGGCGATCTCCTGCCACAGCGGCACCACCTACCCGACCACCAATCTTCAGGTGGGGATGCTGTGCTACCGAACGGATCAGTTGAAGCTCTACCAGTTGATCGGAGTCAACCCCGACAACTGGCGTTTCATCATGGACTTGTCCAGCGGAATTGATGCCCAGTTCGCGGCCAAGCTCAATGCGGCTTCTTACACCGCAGCCGATGTACTGGCCAAGCTTCTCACCGTCGACGGCGCCGGGACTGGACTCGATGCCGACTTGCTGGACGGCCAGCACGCCAGCGCCTTCGCATCGAGCACGCACAACCACAACACGACGTATCTCGGCATCACGGCCAAGGCAGCCGATGCCGATAAGTTGGACGGGTATGACTCGGCTGCTTTTGTGCGCTCCGTCAATGGCGCCGGCCCCGATGCCGCTGGCAACGCCACAGTCAACATTGATCTGTCCAGCCGAGTGGCCAAGTCGGGCGACACGATGACTGGGAACCTGACGATTCAGAACACCGCCCCGACGATCACGATGCAGGACACGGACAATGTGACTCGCTCGCTGCATGTGAACAGCAATCTCATGGGCTTTTTGAAGTCCGACGGGAACTGGGACATGTACATGAACAACGGCGGCTCGTTGTGGACTGCCAACTACGGGTGGCTGCACGACTACTTCTTCAATGCTGTCAGCAATTGCTTCCGAAGTAGTAACCCGACTTCGGGCTGGCAAGGCGCACCTAATTGCGTGGCGAACACTGCTGATTACTACAACTGCGGCGACCAGGCGCCGACCCCGTATTACTACATGCTCCGCTTGGTTGATGGCGGGTCGACCATCAGTTTTGGATCGCAAACCACGCGCTACAACTGCAATTGCGATTGCAATTGCTGCTGAGGAGAGGACATGAAACTCTTCATCGGCAACAAGAATCCCCCATTCGCTTTGGATGTGGCGCTCGACGGATCAGTCCTCTCCTTCAGCGTCCGATCTGTCATGCAGCAGGAGTTCGTAGGCGATCCTTCCAAACTTCACACCAACGGGGGCAAGTTCTTTGATCAAGCCCTGATCGCTGAATGGCGCGGAGGTTTCGGTGTCTTTGGCGATCCGATCTATCAGCGCACGCTGGATCTGGAAACATTGCGCCAGCACGCTGAGTTCTCAGATCACGCCAGTTTCATGCTTTACGCCCCGGTTGGGGTCATGGAGAGGTACGGGACACCTTCGGGGTTTTTTCAACAGACGCCCAATCTCTACGTTGCGACCCTAGGGTCGAAGATGGATGCGCAGGCCTATCACGCATCGGTTCTTCAAACACATCCGATCGGGCACATCTTGGTGCCCTTCAGGTCATCGCCTTTTGAGGACTGGACGCTTGGCTTCAATGTTTTCAGTCCGGAGTTGATAAAGGCCAGTCACAACATCGAAGTCATACCCGCCATCACATTGGCGCTGGTTCGCGAAGAAACGCTCCCCGTCGTCCGCTTTGTCGGAGGGCCATCACTGAATGTCGTGTCCAACGGTGAAGTCAGCATAAATTTCAAATTCGAAACGCCAGACGGTGAGCCGATTGAAGAACGTGATGCCGAGGTGTACCTGGAGTCTACGGCGGGTTATCTGGTGGCCCGGCGCGTCAGAACTGCAGGCGGTGCGGGTTCGACGAGCTTTAGACCGGATGGCATGGCTGCGGGGGATTCGGCCAAGATCAAGGTGGGATTCAAGTATTTCTCTGGAACCGATGACCTGATGGTGAACGTTCTATGAGGTTGAACCTATTTCCCACCGCTGTGGGTCTATGGTCCCTCAACACTGATCCCACATTTGACCTTCTGCTGTACCAGGCGCTATTGCAGGTCCATGGCGCGATGAAGACCGATGCGGGTGAGATTTGGGGCCGGCATCCGCACAACATATTTGACGGATCGGTCCCAACTGCATCTCAACTGGCCCGGATGGCACTACCTGTCCTTCAACGGGACTTTGTGGGGCCGTGTGGGCGGATCACCCACCTGCAAGGACGGGAAGTTGTTCGTACCGCAGGTTTGGAAATCATGCCTCACTCGGATGAGGATGAGTGCCACTTGCAGGCGGTGTATTTCCCCAATGGTCCTGAACTGGAACCTTCAAAAGACTTGCAAGAGCAGGTGAATCGATACGGGGCGAATGCCTTTGCCATCTGCAATCCAGACTGGCGCTCCTCGGGCTTTGGCAAATGCTTGATGCCGTGGGAAACACACGCCAAGTACTGGATACAGCCTCACAGGGGATTACTCGTGGCATTTGATGCCCGTGCCGTTCATTTTCAAAAAACCTACATGGGAGATGCGCCCTTCATGCAGGTACTTCTCAACATCAAGGTGGAAAGACACAATGGCTAAATTCCTGATCACCACGGTCGATCCACGCACGGATGAGGTGGTGCCACTGCACTACGACAATTCGGATTCCAGCTTGACCGACCTTCACGGGCAATCGCTGGTTCGTACGGTCGATGCATCACTGCGGAGCACTCCAGCGTCTGCGCCGGTGACGAGCAAGGACACTCCCTTGGGTAAAACGTCCCCGCGCGTTCTCAAAATCTCACTCGGCTTGTCATGCAATTACGCCTGCGAATACTGTTCTCAGCGTTTCGTGGCCCGCAATGTGGACACGAACCCGGAGGATGTCGATGGCTTTCTTGCTTCACTGAAGGACTGGGTCATGAGTCCGCCAGAGGCCATCGAATTCTGGGGTGGAGAGCCGCTGGTCTACATCAAGACGCTCCGACCTTTAGCACAGGCCTTACGAGAGAAATATCCTGAGGCTAGGTTCTCTGTGATCACCAACGGATCTCTTCTGAGTCCGTCGACCAACCAGTGGCTTGATGACCTGGGTTTCACCGTCAGCGTCTCGCACGATGGGCCTGGCCAGCATGTGCGTGGTCCTGACCCATTGGCAGAGCCAGATTCCAGGGCGGCCATCCTCGACCTGTACCGTCGATTGGCTCCGAAAGAGCGTTTCAGCTTCAACGCGATGCTCAATCGTGAAAACCAGTCAAGAGCAGCCATCCAGTCTTTTTTTGTCGAACTGACTGGCGACTCCGATGTGCATATCGGGGAGGGCGGTTTTGTGGATGCCTATGACTCAGGCGGCATCAGCCAATCGCTTCGACCTGAAGAATTCCATTCATTCAGACGCCAAGCTTTTCACGACATCCGGAATGGAAAGGCCGACCGCATTGCAAGCGTTCGGGATCGGGTGACGTCCTTCGTCAATTCGCTGAGGTTCAAAAGGCCGGCATCCAGCCTGGGACAAAAGTGCGGCATGGATCGGCATGACTCCATTGCCGTGGACCTCAAGGGTAATGTGCTTACGTGTCAGAACGTCAGCGCCACTGCTTTGGCTCCGAATGGTGAATCTCACCGCATTGGGCACACCAGCCAACTCGATCAGGTGGCCCTCCGAACCGCTACCCATTGGTCGCATCGATCTGAATGTCCGAACTGTCCAATGCTCCAAATCTGCAAAGGAGCCTGCATGTTCTTGGAGGGGCCACTGTGGGAGGTGTCGTGCAACAACGCATATTCAGATGCACTGCCAATTTTCGCGGCAGGAATTGAGTTCCTCACCGGGCTAGTTCCGGTCTACATCGAGGGAGACCTCCCGGATGCCCGCAAGGATGTGTTCGGTTTTGTGCATCCGACCCCAGCAGATGGCAGCCATAAGGCAAAGCCGTTCCCCATTCCGGTAGTCGCTGCCTAGTACCAAGAAATTTCTTGTTCCGGCCCGCCTGGTTCACGCTAGCGCGGGCTTTTTCTTTTTGGAGAAAACCTTGACCGATGAAACCCAGCATCCATTGATCCTCAGCATGCGCCAGGAGGACCTTGATGAACTATTGACGCGTGCCGCCGAACGAGGTGCAGAAAGATGTCTGGCCCATCTGGGCCTGGAAAACGGCCATGCGGCGCGCGACATCCGCGAACTGCGTGGGCTCCTTGATGCCTGGCGAGATGCCAGACATACGGCTTGGCAGACAGCCATCCGGGTGGTGACCACGGGCATTCTGGCCTGTCTGCTGGTCGGCGCCGCTATCAAGCTCAAGCTGATGGGAGGCTCCCAATGATCGAGACGCTGCTCGGAGGCCTTCTCGGAGGCGCCTTTCGCTTGGCTCCCGAGATCCTGAAGTGGCTCGACCGAAAGGGCGAGCGCGGGCACGAACTCGCCATGCAGGACAAGGCGCTGGAGTTCGAGAAGTTACGCGGTGCCCAGCATATGGCCGAGATCGGTGCGGCGGCCGAAGCCGCTTGGAATGTCGGCGCTATCGAGGCGCTACGCGAGGCGGTGACCGCTCAGGGGCGTCCTTCTGGGGTGAACTGGGTCGACGCTCTTTCTGCGAGCGTTCGCCCCGTCATCACCTACTGGTTCATGGGCCTGTACTGCGCTGCCAAGACAGCAGCGTTCGCCGCCGCAGTGACGGCTGGTGCTGCCTGGGGCGAGGCCATCTTGCATGCCTGGACTGAGGCCGATCAGGCGCTTTGGGCTGGCGTGCTCAACTTCTGGTTCCTCGGGCGTGTTTTCGATCGGGCTCGATCGTGATCGAAGTGCCGAAATTGGCTATCGATCTGGCCAAGCGCTTCGAAGGGTTTCATCGCGTTCCAAAGGCTGATCCTGGGCGCGCCCATCCGTATATCTGTCCAGCTGGCTATTGGACGATTGGCTACGGTCGTCTGTGTGATCCGAAGCATCCACCGATCTCTGTGGAAGAAGGTGATGTCTATCTGGCGCATGACCTGATGACCGCTGCGAACGCCACGCTCCGGTATTGTCCGGTCTTGGCGACTGAGCCCGATTCGCGTTTGGCGGCGATCGTTGACTTCACTTTTAATTTAGGAGCAGGGCGTTTACAGACCTCCACACTGCGGCGACGAATAAACCAGCGCGACTGGTTAGCGGCCGGCACGGAACTGCGCCGATGGGTTTTTGGCGGCGGGAAAGTGCTGCCGGGACTCGTCGCCCGCCGGGAGGCCGAGGCCGCTTGGCTGCTTCATAACCCTCGATCGTGAACCGCACGGAAGGTCTGGGGACTATCGTCGAAACACAGTGTTCATGTCTTGCCCCTCAATGGAGAAAGTACACCAACAAACAGATGTAAGAAAGCTAATACGTCAACACCCAGCGTTCAGCGAGCTGGGTTTGGGTCAGGTACTTGTTTTAAGGGGTCTCCTCGTTTTCAGTGCAATAAGTGACGGTACGCAAAGCTAGCACTGGCGCGGGGGTGGTCTGGGTAGACCGTTGATTTCATTGACTTTCCTGTTCGCTTTGTAAACGGGTATG